TTTGAAGGCTTCGGCAAGGTTCTCAAAACCGTAGGTGTGGCGCTCGGCGCCGTGGCTGTCGCCGCAGGTGCCGCCGCCGTAAAGCTCGGCAAAGAAGTCATCGCTGCCTATGCGGACTACGAGCAGCTGGTCGGCGGTGTTGACACCCTGTTCAAGGACTCCTCGCAGGAGATCCAGCGGTACGCCGCCAATGCATACAAAACGGCCGGTCTTTCCGCCAACGAGTACATGGAGACGGTCACGGGCTTTTCCGCAAGCCTCATCCAGTC